CGGCCCGCCCAAACTTCGGCAGCTTCATTGCCATGGCTAGCGATTTCACGGCCTGATACAGATCTTTCTTGTACCTCCCCTGCCTCCCCCAATGCCAGTTTTTCCAGACATTTAATGACGGTGGTACGAACGGCACCTGCAGCCATACGCCACCGGGAAAGACTTTGGCGTCCCACTGGACAGACTGCCGCCGCTTCTGTTTCTTCTTCGGCCCCGGGATGATACCCAAAGCCCGCGCCTGTTTTTCGCTGAGGCGGGTCATTTTATCTTCCCCTTCCTGAATATCCACCGGTCCACCCAGAAGAATATGGCCCCGCCGATTAAATTCGCTATTGCCGCGGCTGTCCACTCCCCCAGATAAGCCAGCCAGGCTATCACTATGGCCAGTATTGGTGTGCTTAGTTGCCAACGTATCAAATACAAACAAAAACGCTTCATGACCGCATTAATTCTGGGTTGTCATGGATGTTGCCGATAACTTTTAGCCCTATCCTCATGTCCCCGATGGAGCCTATATAGCTGCCATCTTTTAAAAACCAAGCAAATTCGCATCTATGGCGATTCCACTTGCAAATATAAATAAAGCCCCTATCCTCTTCTTTCACGATATCGCCAGGATAAATCTCTTGCCCCTGGCCACGCCGACCATCATGCAGACCTGTAAACTGGCCAACTGTGCCCGGATCGACCTCGTAATATTCAGCACTGTTCATACCGTCGACCGGAAATATATGAGTCTTGCCATTCCTATGCACAAGATCGCCGTGGAGCCATTCATCACTACCCATACGTTTACCCCGAAATTTAATTTCTTTCATTTTTCTACCTCCTCCGGATATTCGTTCCACTCTCGACCATCAAACAGACGGCCTCGGTCGCTTCGCCATGTTCACCCTCCTTTATGCGTTCAAACTCTATAACGTGTACCCAGGGATTGCTATTCCATCCATAGCCACGTTTGGAGTAGGTAAAATCCCAAAGGTATGCAAATGCACCACGCGCTGAGGTTTGCAAATACTCGTTAATGGTTACCCCTTCCGCTATTGCATCACCCTCGCTAATATTTCTCAACTGCTCCACCCCGACACTTTTCACCCGGAGGAACAGCCGGGCCGCTTCCCTGGGCATGTGGATACTAGGCCGCCACTTCCAATTTTCCGTTTCGCTTTCCCATAATTGCCCGTTTTCGCTAGCACGATAAACGTAGGCATACTCATCGGGGGCCAAGTCTGGATCTATTCCACAATCAACCCTCTGCCACGTTTCCCGCACCCAAAGAATATCGCCAACGTCATAACGGGGATAATGTACGCCCCTTTTCTCAGTTGCTTTTTTCCGGAAAAGGCAACATGGAACTTGAGCTCCGTATTCACTCGCCCGGCAATCATTCACGCCCTCCCACTCGTCGGGATTGGCTACCTCTACAACTCGCCTAGTCTGCGTTTTACGACCTGCCAGAATGGCCTGCACCATAGCAGTAGAAAATAGTATTGGCTTTTCCTTAACCACATGAGTTACCCCCTAAAAGGGCATCTAGGGAACACCTATACTCCCTAGCCCGCCTTTCATACTGCTCGGTTCTTTTCGCTTTTTCCGTGATCATGTACCCCCAATATGGAGGGCTCACGTATTCATCGTGTGCATCGGAAAAGCTAACACAGTGCAGCTCCAATAAACCTTCTTTCCTAAGCGAATCTATGAGTTTTTTGGCCCGGTGCCTACTAATCCTAAGTGCCTTCGCCACATAGACTACATTGACCACCGATTCAAAGTCGCTAACATCTAGTGCAGCTTCAATAAACACATTTAAGGCTTCATACTCCGTTACATATTTGTTGTGTATTTCAATTCCCAGGACGTCCTCTAGGAAGTCAAGTCCCTTGACAGTTAGAAAGAATATACCTGTGTTCCCGTCCCTGCAGGCGTATCCTTTGTCGGCAAGGTTTTCCCACTCACGCCTGTCCGGCCCTGCGGAAGTACCGTAGTAATTTCTGTAGTAAAGATACCTGCCATGCCGCACATCGCCCGGATGGTATCCAATGGCGTGCAGCATCATTTTTAATACATTTTCTCTTACCGCTATCATTTAATCCTCCTCCTTTAACCAGTCAAGTGCATTGTGTAATTTTTGCCGACAAGCTGGGCAAAGCCAGTAATCGTAATACCTTGTGGTAAGGCTTTTTCTGTTATGAAATCTTGTGCTTGGCAGACGTAACTTTATGACCCTGCCGATATTGCGGCAAGCATCACATGCACAACCTTTGGTAGCTGTTTCGCTTTCAAACACAACATTAACGGTTTCCATTGTTTACCTCCTCCACCATTGATGGTTTTGGTATCGGCATCCAATGGGTTATTTTTATATCGCCTTCCCCGGCCTTGCCAGCAATAAACCAGCCTTCGTTTTGTAGTTGTGCCGTGCCATCCTGGTAAATACCAAACCCAACCTTGCCCTGGGCATCAGCGCACCAAACAACATTTGATACTCCATACTTGCTATCACATTTAGGTAATTTTTCATCCACCGATACCCATGTCAAACTTTCAATAATGTCTGCGGCTTCAGTCATGGTTTTTTGCTGCAAATGGTCTACATTGATGGCTTTTAGTCCGTCAACAATCCCACGCAGCTCAGCTACAATCCTTTTGTTTTCCATGGCGACAACCTCCTAACATCATTTGCAACCAAGAAATCTCTCATAGCTGCCGGTGTTACACCACACCGCCTGGCTATTTCCTTAACAGGCAACCCTTTATTAAACAGCTGCATCCTTTTGTGCTTTTCTTCAGGCGATACTTTTCTACCATTCACACCACCACCTCCGGCGGGACACCTATCGCGACAATTTTACCGGGAAATTCGTCCCATCTGCGACGTCCCAAAGGTATTACCACCTTCACCCTTCGCCTGTATGCGCGTTCTTTTGCCCTTCTCACACGTTCTAATCTTGCCGTGCGACCCGGACGCTTATACATGGCAATTCACCCCTTAGAAACTAATTTTAGCTGTCTATACCACCCTGCCGTACACCCCGCCAACTCTCGGTTCAATCCTGCCCCTAAGCTCAAAATCCATTATCAGCAGCGCGACCTCTACCTGTTCCCGTTTAAGCTTTCTTGCCATTTCCCATATGGGTGCGTCTGCCCTGTACAGCTCCATAAATTTATCCGTCTCTTTTTTTGTCCACGAAAAGTCAAAGTCATCAAGTACAATATGCAATAATTCCTTCGGGCGTATTTTCTGCAGCTGCTTTCTCTGAACAGAAACCCCTCCCCGTCTCAGATCGACCTGTGCGCCCATTAAAATGCCACCCCCTGCACTTCGTTACCTATAGCCTCCGCCGGCACGATATAGGACCTGGTAATAAATCTCAACCATGGCACCTGTATCTCTCCCAATGTCCCACCGTCGCGTGCTTTTGCCACATCCACATTCACCATGGCCCGACTGACTGGTATCGACCTGTCATAGTAGCTATCACGCCACATAAAAACTACCATGTCGGCCACTTCTTCCACATGGCCGGTATCTCTCAAATCGTCCAAACTCGGCCTTTTGTCAGCCTTCATTTCCGTTTTGCGGGATAGTTGCCAAAGTACAAGAATTGGTATGTCAAATTGAATAGCCATATCTTTTATGCGCTGAATTATCTCCGTGGCATCCTCGTACCGCCCGCGCGACTTGCCGCCTACTTTCATCCTTCCGGCGTGGTCAAGTATTACATAGTCAGCGTATCCGGCTATGTGTTCCATGCGTATCAACTGCGCCAACCTCTCCGGTGTGTTCGCCTCTATGTTCACCCGTATGTTTTTCATTACAGGAATCAACTCCTGTTCGGCACCTTTAACGTCTTGCGCGTCAAAATGGTTGAAATCATTATCACGGAATTTCTTCAGCGATACCCTGGATTGGTAACTGAGCATCCGCTGCCACAACTTCAACTTCGCCATTTCGTAGGACATATACAGCGGTTTCCAGCCGGCCTCTGCGCTATGTAGGGTTGAAGCCACCGCGCAGGCTGACTTGCCTACGCTTGTTCTGGCCGCCAAAATACAAACCTCACCGGGCCTTATCCCCCCGGTATGCGCGTCTAGTTCGTCTATGCCAAACGTCACCCACGGCTGCTCCGCTTTGTTTTTCACCATTTCCTCAAAGCTTCCGGCCTCGTGCAGAAAGGTAGTGCCTTCTGAAACTGTACGCCTTGCCAGCGAGTCAAGCAATTCGCTTTCGATCTCGTCGTAGTTTTCGCTATCGCCAACAGCAGCCAGGGCCTTCCGCGCCGCGAAATACACCCGTCGCCCACGCTCTTTTTCTTGTAATATTTTCACATAATGCGGTGTCGAAGCGCCCAAACAGGACCTTTCTAACGCTATCAGGAGGTGGGCCAGGGTTATCTCATCCCCTGCGCCCAGTTCCTCTTTCAACAACAGCGGGTCAGGTGTTTTCCCGTCTTGGAGCAGCTTTAATATACACGCCCATATACGCTTATGTTTTTGATCCGCAAAATCGTCAGGCGTTAGGACAGCCAGCTCCGGCAACATTTTCTGTTCGTATGGGTTAAGGGCGGCCCCGATAATGGCTACTTCCGCGTCAATGTTTTGGGGAACTGCGCCCACAAATTAACCCCCTTCTTCTCGCGTCACCGTATTTTTTTACCAAAGACGGGTCCAGTTCAACCAGGTTTGATGATGTTGGCGCCCTTGGTTGGATTTGTTTGAGGTTCCTGCCCCACCTAACATCATTTTTGCAAAAGGTGTTTATTTGGGCCCTCGGACTGGAGTTTTCTTGCAAAGGTTTGTCCTTTTTGTAAATAGCCCAGTCCCTAACAGTGTCAAGAACGTTGAGCTGCGGATACCTCACTTGAAGCGTGTGGTAGTATTCCAGGTCGGTTTTTCTGTCAACCGGGTAGTCCTCAACAGTTTCCAGCGTGGCAATATACTCTACCTCGTCCGGTAAAAGCACGACTTGCCGAGCGCTTTCTTTTTCTTTTATATAATTTTCTTTTTCTTTCTCTTCTGGATCTGTTTCTGATTCTGTATCTGTATCTGTATCTGAGTATAGGCCGTTACATGCCGTTACATGGTCGTTACCAGTCGTTACATGGTCGTTACCAGTCGTTACATGGTCGTTACCAGTCGTTACACTTTCCTTTTCCTTATTTTTACGGTATCTCTGTACACGCCTTCTCACGTTTTCCGGCCTGTCGCTGAGGTTGTCATACTGCCTTTTTTTGAAGTTTATAAAAGTTACCGTGTTGTCCGTATCTTCAACAATCCTAAACAGCTTTAGTTTTTCCAGTGTCCTTTTAAGCAGTTCCTCATTAGCGGAGGCAACCTCAACGGAAAGAAGAAAATAGCTATGATAGGCAATAGAACCCCTCGTTGGTTGTTCATTAGAGAGGCAAAGAAGGTTGAACCATACCCTATGCTCGTCATCCTCCAAGTGCTTTAGTTTAGAGTCGTTTCTAGCCTCGCTATAAAGACGAAACCACTTCATCCTTTCCACATCCCCTTCGCTCTTCCGGCAGAAAATCAAACAATGTCGGCATGCTGGCCTTGGATTCTGCAGCTTGGCAATAGCCTACCCCGTCCCGGAAATAGTCTGTATTAAGCTCTATCCCGTACCCATAGCGTCCCATCTTGATAGCAGTCATAGGGACGGTCATGAGACCGCCGAAGGGGTCAAAAACAACCTCCCCATGGTTTGAATAGCGGTTTATGATGCGTTCCACTATATCTATTTGCAAGGGGCATATGTGCATCTGTAGGTCCTTTTGCCGCTGGTTGGTGTTTAAAGTTTTCATTCGGTTAATGTCGTCCCAAACACAGTCATTCCAAGATCCCGGCGCTACAACCATAAACGATGCTGGAAGCCGTCCTTTTTTATCAAGTTTTTTAGCAAGCTCCACATGCTCCGCATAGTCATATGTTTTACCTCTAGAATACCTACGATAAACCGCTTGCAACCGACTCACCGGAATAGAGGCCAGTTCGTCCTTGCTTAAAAACCTGTCACCAGAAGATCTCCAGAAGGCATGTGCGTCAATTTGCCACTGTGCCCGGGTGTATTCCTTCTTTGACTTTGATACCGGCACATCAGCATAAGCGGTGCTGGTATCGCTGGGTAACTTGCGGAATAGCAGGATATATTCAGGGCACCCTACCCCCATTTTGGAACCGTCTTTACATTGTTCAGTCCAACCCAGGCGGTAAGTCTGGTTATTCTCCCGAACCACATCAGTTACGACCGTTATCCGGCCCATGTACTGAAATCCATGCTTGATGAAGTGAAATACTGTTATATCTGAGAAGGGGTCAACGGTCGGCATTCCCGTACCGGTAGCATTACCAAATAGAATCCGATCCTTAACGTGTATCGCAGCCACACGGCCTGGCTTCAGCACTCTTAGCAGTTCTGGAGTTAGGTAGTCCATCTGCTCAAAGAACCGGTTATTATCTTGGTTATGTCCAAAATCGTTATAGGATGGTGTGTATTCATAGTGGTTACTAAAAGGAATGCTGGTATGAATCAGGTCGACACTATCGCTGGCCATTTCTGTCGTTTCCAAAACACAGTCATTGTTTACAATAGTAAAATGCTTTCCGGTTATTTTCACTCT